CACAGGCGTGTTGGTGTGTCCCACACGTGTAGCCGCTTTACTACACATGAGAACGCCTTACTGCGAGGGCTTTACGAGGGGCTTTACTTAGGCGGAGGGATGGCTTTACGAGGGCGCTTTACGCTGCTTAAGCCACACACAGCGCTCGACCAAAATTTTGAAAAATTTTTAGGGTACTAAGCCACCTTAGTGTACTAAAAGCCTGCGACACCGTTAAGCCACAGGGCTACATGGCTCGCTCATGGACCCGTTTGGCGCAGCGTGGGTTTTTGTCAAAGAGGAGCATCTTGACCCATCTGATAGGCAGTACGGCGAAACAATGGTGGATTATCAGAACCGAGTGTTTGGAGGCGCTTGCAAATTTTGCAACAGCGGTAGGGTAGCCTTGCAGAACGCTTATTTTCTTGAGCCAAGGTGCATGGAATGCATTGGGAGGGCAGCAGAAGAATTGTTCCCGTCAATGGAAGAGTTACAGACGCAGTTGAATCAGGGTGCGGCGGAGGGGCGTAATCCCCGTTATCAAATAGCGCAGCCGACGCCTCCGACAGTTCAGACGGCTGACTCAGGTTTTCCTTCGCATTTTTCTGAGGCCATGAAAAGCGAACCGTTTGACGCAGCGTGGTCAGTTCTCAAAGCGGGGGTGATTCGACCTGTGGGAAGACTCAACGAGCGCAACGTCGTACTGATTGGCGGCGTCCCTTACTATCAATCATCAAAAGGAACGTCGGGTAAAGCAGCCGGTGCGTTTTACCCATTTGCAGGTGTTGAGCCTGATTCAAGCACGCACGAGGGGCTTCCTTCGACTGAATACAAAACGCCGTGGTGGATGAAGGGTGAAGAGTATCACATGGGCGGCAACAATCCTGAACACGCTATGGACTGGAGGAGGAACATAGGTCAGACAACGCCTGCGGGTCAGCGAGCGACTGGTTTGTCCGACCACATTGACAGTGCTATCACACGCATCATGGCCGAGCAGTATCCTCAAGGGATGAATGTCAGGCAACTAAACATGGCGCTTGAAGAAGCAGGTAGTCCGCCGATTCCGATTCGTGGTGAGTACGACACCGAGTTGGCCGAGTAGCATCAGCAACAATAATATCACACGTCTGCCTCAGACCACCATGGTCAGCCCGTTCGACTCCGCTTGGTCGATACTAAAGTTCGGCTATCCGGGGGGAATACCGGGGGCCGACTACTCGCAGTCAAGGGCTGGGGATGGGATGAGAGGTGCAGGGGCACCACGACAGGCTCAGGCTGATGCAACGATTCCCCCAGTGTTCAACCCGAAGCCACGTTTCAACGAATATGGGACTGACATGAGCCACGTCACTCGGACAACTGATATGTCAGGTCGACCGCTTGCACCTTTTCCTCAATTCAGAAATACTATGGAAATGTTTGAAGCAATGGGACGTTCACCGTTTACGCCTCAGGGTAGACTTCCTGAGGGGGTGAGTCGTTTAGTGCACCGAGGCACTGATTTACCGAAAAGTCGATTACCTGTGGCACAAGTTCCGCTTCGTGCAGGTGACAATTTAGACGAGAAGGCTATTGGCGAATACTTGGAAGCGCTAAAGCGTGAGCGAATGCGCCGAGCGCGACAAATGATGGAGTGATAATGTATGGTCAGCCCTCTTGACACCGCTTGGTCAATCCTCAAAGCGTTGTCACGTGAGGACTTAGAGATGGCTGCTCGCACAGGCGGTATTCCAATTACGGCTGCTCGTCGACAGGCATTCGCTGATTCTCCCGAAGAACTGGAACTTTCTCCAACTTTGTTACAAACCATGCGACCTGAGTTCTATGGGCGCCCTGATTACATGTACGAACAGGAGCCACCGGTTGACATGATGACGCCTCTTTCGCCAATGAATCAACCAATTACAGACGACTTCGGCAACATCATCGTTAATCCAAAGCAAACAGGTGGGCAGGGTGAATTTGGGGGTATGATGCAAGAGTACAACGAGGCTATCTTCCCCGAAGCGGAGGCTGAACACCACAGAATCAATGCGCCTACACCAGTCAGCACACCGGGAGTTGGCGACCCGAATCGGCGATTCCTTGAACAACGTCTTCAAGATATGAATTACGAAATCGCACAGATGAACGCTGCGGGAATGGACCCACGTACGGACCTGCAACTCAGGAATCTTATGCAAGAGCGTATGAAACTCATGCACCGCATCGGTCAACGACCTGCACCGATACCCGGTGTACCGCTACCAATCGAAGAAGCAGGCGATGCTTCGATGCCCGACCCGTCACAGATGGAACACTTGGGCGCACAGTTAGCGCACGCTGACATGATGCGTGACGATTTGAACCCCTCACCAAACCAAGCAATTCGACCCGGTCAACCAGCCGATGCAGGTTTCGTACGTCATAGGCAAAGCAATCTTTTGAATCGAATGATGGATGGCAAGCCTTTGAGCATTGAGGAACTGATGTACTTAACAAGACTGGACTAAAGCAACAAGGAGATGAACAAAATGCAACCAATTGATACAGCATGGAACGTACTGAAATCACGAACGATACGAGACCAATCTTCAATTCATGGTGAGTATGGGCGACCGGGTAAATTCAGACAACCACAAACCATGAAGGACATTGAGCCACCAGTACCCGGACCTGCACGTTCAACACAAACCAACAGAATGAAGCGTGAAATGGACCGACAGCGCCAAGACGAAATGATGGGCGACACGCGTGACCCGTTTGCTGCGAATGAGGAGGACGACTTAATGGACGAACTCAACCCACGAAGAGATGAGATAGCGCCTCGACCTGCGCCACCTGCTTCGCCAGCCAAGATAAAGCCTGACCCAGTCTCACCTGAATTTATTCAACAACTGATGGCCGAAGGTGGCTCGTTTGGCTTGCCTCCGAAGTTGCAACAAGCAGCGGAAGAGATGCGCCGCAAAGAAATGGCCGACAAACTCATAGGAATGGGATGAACTAATGCAACCAATTGATACAGCGTGGATAATTTTGAAAGATATGGCAGGCATATGCCGTGCTTGTGGCGAAAAGGGAATGCGTAGTGGTATTTGCCAAGCATGTGGAACGCCCTCACTGCGCTCTCAGGAACGAGCAGAAGTGCCTGATTACAAGCGACAAATTCGTGAACAGATGGGAACGGCTGATGACTAATGAGTTGGGCAGAGTACTTGGTAATTGCATTCATCGCTTTCGTAGCGGGATTTTTGGTGATGTGGGTCATTACAGAAGACCTACGTGACAAAACAGTTCTCATCACGGATGAAGAAGTTCAGCAAGATTGCATCAGTGGCTTGCGAAACTCCGCTTTCATGCAAAAAGATTAAGTAAATCGCCTGATTCAAGTCTATCGGGTGAGGGTTGGTTTTTCTTCTTGGGCTTCAATTTCAAGAGTAACCTCCTCTCAGGGTTCCTTTCTTCTTTCCAACCCTCGCCCATCCACCTCTATCGTTAAGTACAGCGAATGCTTGTGAGCCGAACATGCGATTAACAGTTTATGAAGTCGGACCACGAGACGGGCTACAGAATTTACCTGTGTTTGTACCTACAGACATGAAACGTCGGCTGATTTCAGAACTGTACAAGTCAGGAATCGAACACATCGAAGAAGTTTCGTTCGTACATCCCAAGCGTGTGCCACAGATGGCGGACGCTGAGGATGTGTATGCGTATGGTGCAGCACTGGTCATGAACCCAAAGGGTATGGAACGAGCACTCGCAACGGGCGTAAAACTGTTCAACGTGGTGTTTTCACCCTGCGAGACGTTCAACATCAACAACATGGGACGCACACGTACGGAATTGGTGTACATGTTCAAGAACATGCTCCAAGGGATACCCAAAGAAAACGTACGTGTGTACATTTCAATGGCGTTCGGTAGTCCTTATTCGGGCGAGATTCCACCATATCTGCTCAAACAGTGTGTGCGTGACGCCTCAATGATTGGTTCAACTGTCGTTTTTGCGGACACTGTCGGTCGAGCCACGCGTGAAGAGATTGAAATTGCAGCCGATTATGCACGTGAGTATTCACTTACTTCCGCTTTGCATCTTCACCACAGCGAAGGGGATGAAGAAAAAGCACTTGAACGCGTTCGATACGGAATTTTTGCAGGTATCACGCAATTCGACTCCAGTATCGGGGGATTGGGAGGCTGTCCGTTCGTTGAAGGTAGCGGAGGTAACCTTGCTACTGAACGTTTGGTTCAGTACTTGAACGACCACGCGTTCGATGTCGGCTTAACCGTCGACGATTTACAAGGTGCACTCGTATGGGCGAACAAAGTCAAAGCCTTACAAGCACAGTCAGTCGTCGCTTAGATTAAATATAGGACACTAATCGCTATTCATGGGTCGCAGTCGAAGCCCCGCATGTCCCGACTGTTTGACCCGCCCCACTCAACGATTGTATATCAAAACCAAAGGTCAGAACAAGCAAGAAGGATTTGCTTGGCACTGTCCCGCCTGCGAATGCATGTGGAAACAATAAAATCATGTGGCTTTCTGTGACATCACATGGCGGAGCCTTTTGACGATGCTTGGGATATTCTCAAAGCAAAGAGGAAGTCTAAGCCGTTTCACGGGTACAACCCCAATAAGCACAGCAAAAAGGGTGGGCTGAACGCCAAAGGTCGTGCTGCTGCAAAGCGTAAGACAGGTGCAAACCTCAAGCCACCTGTCACAACAAAGCCAAGTAAACTCAAACCCGGCTCTAAGAAAGCAAAGCGACGAAAGTCGTTCTGTGCACGAATGGCAGGCGTCAAAGGACCGACCAGTAAGAAAGGTAAACTTACACCAAAGGGAGCCTCGCTTAAGAGGTGGAATTGTTGACGGTTTTGGTCAAGCGCATTCAGTCGCCTGAGGCGAAGCGTCACAAGGTTGAGTACGACACCAAGTACGAATCGTCACCAAAGCGAGTTAAGTATCGTGAAGAGTTGAATCAAGAGCGCCGAAAGCGTGGCATGTACGGCGACGGCAGTCATCGAGATATTAGTCACACGCAAGGTAACAAACTGACAATCGAGGATGAGCATGACAACCGTGCACGGCACTTCAAGGACAAAGGAACACTACGACCCGTGCAAAAATCGTGTGACTGCGAACATTGTACAGGTATGCATGCTGCCATTGACCTGTTGGAAAAGAAGTTGTGTCCAGCAGGCAAAGCGGCAGCCAAGCGCAAGTTCAAAGTCTACCCTTCGGCTTACGCTAACGGATGGGCAGTTCAATACTGTCGAGGTAAGTTCCGAGGTAAGAAAAAGGGAGGGAAGAAGAAATGAACCCTCTTGAAGCAGCGTGGGCTATTATCAAGGGCAAAGAGGATGCTCCGAACTATCGAAAGGCGACAGGTTCGCAAAAATGCGGTAATTGCAAGGCTTGGGATTCGTCGAAAACAGACGACCCGATGACAGGCTACTGTGAGTGGTATGACTTTACGTGCCGTGCAGACCACGTGTGCGATGCATGGGCGGGGAAGAAATGAGCAAAGTCGTCGTCCGCAAGAACTTGAACCGATGGTTTAAGGAAAAGTGGGTCGACGTTTCACGCCGTGATAAGGACGGTAAGCATCCTCCGTGCGGTCGAAGCAAAGCAAAGACCTCAAGTAAAGGCTATCCAAAGTGTCGACCATCAGTTAAGGTCAGCAGCAAAACGCCCAAGACCAGTGGCTCAATGACGTCGGGTCAAAAGCGTGCAGCGACCAAGCGTAAGCGAAGCAAGAAACAAGGTGTAGGCGGTAAGCCGACGATTGTCAAGCAAGAAGATTTTTCTTTTGTGTCGATGGCCGAGGACGAACGACAACTTCCTGTGCCTACGCACACAAACCAACCTCGTTCAACGCATCCCGGCTTTTCACGCACAGACGTGTTCCGACTTCCTTCTTATCCATCAAATATAGCACTCCCGACTGCTCAAGCAGCACCACGATTAGTACCTGTCGTGAGTGGACCTGACCCCTTCGGACCTTTTAGACGCACTTATCAAATCGCTGACAAAGAGCAATACGAGCGAGCGCTACGTGCACCCGATGAAGAAACACGAAGGGCGGCTATGAACGAAGTTCCTCGTGTTATGACACAAGGTGTACAGTCAGGACAGAACGTTTTCCGTATGCCTACGTTCTATGGCATGCCTTACAACGAATCAACTTACTTCACTACAGGCGAGCCTATGGACTTGGCGTTCAGATTGCTTAAGCGAGACATGTCGCACTGCAACTGCAATGCGCCCAAAGGCTTTTCGTGCCGAGCACACTGCAAGAGCAAGGAGAAGCGATGAGCATGTTACCACATTGGGTCATTACTGCTCATGGCTACATGCTGCGCCAAATCGAAAAGTGCGTGGACATGCTTGAAGAACATGTCGACGAGCACCCCGAACTCATGGTCGATTTGATTGAGGCTCAGGAGTATTACACGTACTTGCGTAAAGAACACAGGCACATCATCGAGGGAGGTGACATGTTTGTCTACGCCGACTGATGTAGCCTTTTCAGTTCTCAAGACTGACCTTCGGTTTGGTGAACAAGACCCCGATGACCCGAAACCAATGTACCTTGACCTACGTCGAAGGGACTTTGGTCGAGACTTGGTCGATGACCAAGGTCGTGAGGCTGGGTTTGCCGACGAGTTTGTTTCGGCTGCTCAGCGACATAACAACGAAAATTATGTCGGTTACTACGACGATGATGATGAATATGCGGGTTACTATGACGAATATGAAACATCTCCACAAGAACTGCGTGAACAGGCAATGTCCGAACTGGATGATAAAGACAGGGCAGCCGCTGCACGAATGATTGACCACATCAAAAATATGGACATTGGTAATGCTATGTTTTTGGCGCACGCAGGTGGGCGTGGGTTTAACGTGCCCGAAGACGAACAACGCGCACTCGTTGCTCAAGCGCAACAAGAAGCGGCTGCGGGTCAAGAGGGTGCACCTTTGTTTGCTCGTGAAGGGTTTTATGGTCCGCACAATATGTTTAGGCAACCTGAATTTTTCGATAGGGCTTTGCCACTTGGACCCGACACAAAGTTAGCATCGCTCGATATGCCGATTGATGCAGCCTTGTCAGTTCTCAAGCCTGAGGAAGAAGTTCGTAAGATTTTACCTGCCTTGATGTTGGGTTACGGCGCTTATCAGGGCATAAAAAACGTGCGTGACAACAAAGTCACTGACCCTTTTATTGGTAGAGAGTTGGCTGAGGGAGACGACTCTCTTGGAAGCACGACCTTGCAGTTCGGAACAGGACTTGCTCAAGGTGCTCTCCCGTTGGGTAGTCTTAAGTTAGGCGGCAAAGTTGGCGGCAAAGTATTAGCACGACGACGTGCAGGTAAATACGCAGCAGCACAGAGAGAAGCAGCGGAGGCGAGCGCAAAGCACGCTCGTATGTCAGCCCAACAACAACGGGCATCATTGCAATCACAAAACCCCGGTATCGTTTTTGGTCAGACAGTGCAGCCACTTCCTCCGTCACAAGTCGGTGCAGCACGCACAGCCATGCAACAAGCACAAGGAAGAGTAGCAAGATATGCACCAAAGGCAGCAAAAGCGCCCAAACAACGCAGTATGTTGACGCCGCTTGCAGTCGGAGGCGGCATCGCCTACGCTGGTCAACAAATTGCTGACGCTCTTGGCAATATGTCCGTGGGCGGAGGCGGTACCGCAGCACCCTCAGGTAGCGGTATGGGTGGCGGACAGCAACAGCAACAGGGCCAGTTCAGTCTCGCAGGTGACCCGTCTGCTGGAAACCAAAATCTTCAAAATGTAGGAGTCGGTCAGACAGGACGAGAACAGATTTGGCAACAAGGCGGCTCAGGTACATTCGACCAAAAACAAAAAGGTGAGACAATGACATTTACACACTACGACGGCAACGAAATGCTTCGCAAGACATTGGAAGACCTTGACAAGATGCATTGTGCTACGGCAAAAGCCGATTGTCCAAAGTGTGGCAAAGATTGCAAGTGCGACGAGAAACAAAAAGCCGATGATGGCGACAAGAAAAAGAAACCTGCTCACGGTATGGTTATCGTAATTGGTTCTAAAAACGCTGGACCCGGTCCTTCGACCGACGGCAAGCGTGATTCCAAGGACTGAGGGTTGTCCCTCTTCCCTCGGTCCACCTTAGAACATTTTATCAATGCGTTGTAATTAGGACACTATGAGAGGGACACTATGAGTTCTCAGACAAACGCAATGGACCAAAGCGAAATTCGACTCCTCGGACTAATCCTGATGCAGTCAGCGACCGTTGGCTTGGCTGTCGGTATTTTCGACGCCGAAATGTGGATTGACTTGGAAACATCATCACTCAACGGCTTCACGTATGCCATGGGTGCATTCTTTGTGCAAGGCATCGCATACTACATCTTCAAAATGTTTTTCCAACAGGGCATGGATGAAAAAGCACGTAGTGCAACGATGGAACGAGAGCGACGTATGCGCTATCGTGGCATGGAAGAAACGTTTGAGCGACGACGCCAAGACATGGAGTTGCGTATGCAAGAAGCACAACTTGAGGCTGAACTGCGCTGGATGGAACAAAACCCCGGCAAGATGCCTCCGATGTATCAAGGTCAAGTCTTTGAAGAATCAACAGCCGATTTCAATCCTGAACCTAAGCACGAAGCATCCGTTGACGAACCGCTGGGGCTTGGCGTAACCTTTGGCGATGAGAAGAAAGAAAAACCAAAGCGTGAGCGCAACCCTGACGGCACGTTCAAAAACAAAAAGTGAGGTGACCCCTCATGGGTCGAATTTTCAAGACGCCTACCGATGACAGTACTGAGGCTACGCTTCGTGCTATGCACATCGCCAACACCGTCGATACTGCATACGAACGAGCATGGGGTTGGGTCAAAGCAGTGATTTTTTCAATAGCCTCAGCACTAGCAGTGAGCGCAGTTGAATTTCACAGTGACTGGAGCCTTTGGGACTCGACTGCACAGTGGTTTGGCGAGAAGTTGTCAAACTGGCTTGGTGGTTGGTTCGATTGAGCGCAGCAGCCGGTTCAGCCATGGTCGGCGGATTGGTGTTCGCACGAGAGTTGTACCACTATTGGGTTCCTCGTCGTGTTGGTATTTACGGTCCAACCATGGTCGGTAAGACAACACTCGATAAGTATCTGACCACGCCCGGTGAAATGGAAGACATACCTGTTGAAAACAGGACATCGCATACAAAAATACTCGGCAAGTATCTGTTACCTCGTGCTACACGCAAGCGAGTACGGTGGAAAGGTGAGCGACGTGTTGTCCATTCTTCGGACATGGGCGGAGAAGAACGCTACTGGAACCTTTGGGTTGACGATATGGTCAACCGCAATGTTGAATCTGTTGTTTTTATGTTTGACCACCGTGTACATTTGGGGGGCGAACCTGCGTTACAAGCAGTCGGAGGATTCAAATTTCTGTGCGATGCGCTGATTCATCGCCAATATCGTTACAGAAATTTACGTTCTCGCTTGCGTGGCAAAAAATACTGTCCCAAAACCATTCTCCTTGTTGCAAACAAAGCCGACCAGTGGTGGGATGACCAAGCAAACGTGCTTTGGCAACAGCAACGATTGGGGGAGCACAAAATTTTTGACCCGTTCCGAGAAGACCTCGTGCGATTGCAAAAAGCAGGCATTCCCACTATGCGTTCGATGATGGCAACACGCATCGGTTGGAACGTCGAAAACACAATGATTGACTTACTTTCCTCATAGGGAAGGCTTTTGAAATAGTATGCTAACAGGTTATCAGGGGGAGATGAGACAGTGTTTGATTTTAGCGGACGTTTTCGTGGCACATCAACTAACGGCAATCTTCAAGCGATGAACCCCGCTGAAATGAAGGCACTCAGCCATCAAGGGAACCCTTCACATGAGCAGTTGATTGAGATGCAAAGTGCACAACAATCCATGCGTGCAGCAGGTGCACGCAACAACATCGAAGTTCCGAAGGTCAACTTTTACCCAAGTCGTCACCCTGACCCTCGCAAGGCACGTAAGAAGGACATCAAGCAGGCACGAGCATTGCTCAAGCCATCCAAGCGTTCAATTTTGAATCCGTTACGATGGGCAGGCTTCAAGTATCGATACAACAAAAGCGCAGGCGCTTGTGTTGTTGACGGATGCGATTGTCAAAAGTTGATTCAATATGATAATCTCTATGCGAAGATTACAGATGAAGGGACTGGTGAAAGCCTGTGGGACATGTACTGGCAAAATCCAGTTACAGGTGAGCCTACTGCGTTCATTGCGCGTGAAAACGTCACTGACGGGCGACTGATGCGAGGAACATACTGCCCTGAGCATCTACATCTGTATCATCTGTTGACAAAGTGGGAAGGCGAGAACGAAAAGGAACGACTCAAAACCAAAGGCGGTATGCGTGAAATGGTCAAAAAAGGCGTAAGTACTGTCGCAGTACCCATTTCAGTTCTAAAAAAGAAAGACAATACGCCTGAGTTCCTTATGAAGTATGAACCGTTCTTTGTTGAATTAGAAAAAGACTCCAAGCGACACGCAGGCATCAGCATCACGCACTACAAGAACCCAAACAACGGTATGAACGACATTACAGCCGTGTATTTTGACCTGCGATACTTTCACGAAGAACTCAATATGATTCCAACGGACGTAGGGATTAGCGATGCAGTTGGCTCAATAGGTGTCGAGCAAGTCGAACGGCAACAGGTTCAAGAACAGAACATACCTCAGCAACAATATACGCTTCCACAACAGTAGGTGAACACATGGGATTATTTGGAGGAGGAAACGACCAGCAAAACGGGGCACTCAACTTGGGCGCACCACAGCAAAATGGCTTTGCACAACAAAATGCATACCAACAACAAGGCGGTTGGGCCTCCAATCCAATTGCAGGGGGCTTCATGCAAGGTGCGGGTATCAACCCACAATACATGCAGCAGCCGATAGCACCGCCAAGTGAGGCTGAAATTCAGTTGGCTATGCTCAAAAGCCTGTCTCCAGTTGACCGATTCATTGTCAGTCAAAAAATGCCAATGTTTGTACAGATGATGAATGACATTGTTACGTTTTCACTGCTTGAAATACTACGAAATGCATCGTTTACCCTCAACGAAGATGATGGTACGTTGAAGATGGACCCACAGTCCTTGCCGACAAACCTGCAAACGATGAGTGCTGAGAACATCACAAGTCAATTCAATGCTATGGTCGGCAAAAGTCAACAGGACATTGACAAAGCACAGATGGAGCAACAGCAAATACTTGCTGTTTCTCAACAATCAATGATGGGTGGTGCACTTGCTGCTGCCATGGCCGATGAAGGATTTATGCAAAAGGTCGGTGGAGGCATCGGCTCGTTCACTCGTAACATGATTGGAGGTCGATAAAATGGACAGAGGACAACGAATGCCCTTTTCGCAAGGGCTTGCATTGACAACGAGCGACATTTTTGCTCCAAAAAAGTCTGTTATTGTTGATATGGTCATGGTTCAGATACTGACCATCATCGTCACTGTCACATTGCTGCTCATTTTGAAGAACGATTCGCTTGGAAGCGACACAATTGCATGGCTCATGGGGTCGTTGATGACCGGAGTTCTTCTTGCAAGTGCTATTTATTCCCGTATTTCTTCGGTATAACGTCCCCATTGCCCAATTGGGCATTCAGAAGAGGACAAACTTGCCTTAATTTTCATCTGACAACCGCATTTTTTGCACCTTGAACCTGTCCAATGAGGGCATTTTTGGCACATTTCAAGCCGTTTTTCCTTGATTTTAGGAGGTACATTTCGCCTCAAAACGACGTCCCGTGCTGCTTTTGCAAGTGATACAGCCGTGTCTTTGTTCATGGGTACACCCAAAACACGTACACCCGCTGGACGAATGCGACCCATGTACTGTTTTTTGCACCCTCTTTGATAAAACCTTATCGTTGACGGTTGCTTGCCCTAACGCATGGGGGGTCGTCAGACAAAACTGTCATGTGCTTTTTGCCAAGACGACAACCGTGACGAACTTGAGGAACAGATAGCCTCAGGCATTGTCGACATGCGTGTATTGGACCGTGATAAGGGGTGGAGAACCAACACGGCTGAACGTCATATGCGTAACCACGCAGGTGAGAATGTCACCGGTTCTAACTATCGATGTCCAATATGCACATCAGACAACCGTGGGTTGTACGAAGTTGCCTATTTCGACGAGGGTATGACCACAGAAGAGATAGCAAATGAGGTTGATTGTTCAGAAGATGCAGTGTATCGGCACATGAAAGAGCACTTTCAGCCACTTGTACGTCGCTCCTCAACTGCTGTTGTATCAATCAAGGTAGGCGAAGAACTCGGAGTCATCCGAAACAATACAGAAAAGTTGAACGAAAAGTTGACTCGCTACATGGATGAGGTCAGTATTCACGATGACAACGCTATTGGTGACATGGTACGCCTCAACAAAGAGATTCGTGAGTCCATCAAAGACCTCATGGCATTCCAATCACAATGGGCACAGCCTGAGGAAAAGACGGTTACCAATACCATTAACATACTGAAAGTTGAAATGGCGAAAGAGAGTCCCGAAACATGGATGCGAGTGCGTGAAGCCTTGCTTCGTGGTGATTCTGACGTCCTTGATGTGATTGATGAAGGGGAGGTGGACTGATGCCAAGTGGATTCGGAGGAATGGGACGTGGTTCTGATACCCGTATGTACGCTCCTCGCTCAGAATCAAGTCGTATGTACGCATCCGATGACGAAGATTCGTACAGGCACGGCGCAGGTGATGCCGAAGAACAGGAGCGCCGACGTGACGAGAAGATGCGCCGACGTGAAGAAACCAAAACAGTCGGCGATACACCGCATCTTCAAATTAGCATCGACAAACCTGATGAAGACCCGATGCTGGGTGGTATGGAAGAACCACAACAAGAAGAAGACCCCAACATGTATAATCCTGAACAGGACGCTATGGCATCCGATATGTCGGCTATGGCAGGCGCACTCGGCACAGGCGGACCCGATTTGTCTCAAGCACTCGGTGCACAGACAAACGGCGTCATGGGTGGCTACCGACCGCTAGTTGCTACAGGTGAGCCGATGGAGGCTGCTTGGTCGACGTTGATGAAAGCCGACGGCAAACCGTTTCAACAACCAAAATTTGAAGGTCCACCCGGTGGACGTAAGCCACACATCGCTACATCAATTCGCTCCAAGCGACAATCTCGTACACTCAGCCCACGCACAGAACATGGTGGACTCACCGAAGCACCACTCGCTGTTGAGATGGGTCACTTAGGTCTTTCAACCAAACAGCCGTTGCGACTTTTCCCTGCAAAGTACCGACAACAACTCGGCCAGCGACATCAGCGTGCACTCATGGGCAACATCTCCATGCCTCATCAGCCTCACAACATCGAACAACGTACACCCACAAAGCCCGGATTCTTAGGCTCAGGTAAAATCCCTCGACTTGCAGGCGAAACCAAGAAGGCTGAACTTCAAGAAATGAACATGCTGCTCAAGTCAGCAAAAGACTATCTTCACATCTCACAACTCCGACGAATGATTCGTGATTTGAAAAAAATCGTCGAACGACAAGACCGAATGAAGAAAGCACCTCTTTCTCGTGGTAGCAACAAGAACAAAGAAAGCAATCATCGAGGAGAAACAACCAACCCGCAGGGCGGTACCGATGACCCCAAATCTGACGAGATGTCGTCATCAGGCTCACCCGGTCACGTCTTCGCAGCACGTGGTAGCGGGAGAGTGGCTTGATGTTCAAGTACACACCCCGACACATTCTTTTTCCTGAACCTGAACCAACTGAGATTCTTAAAGCGTATCGACTCAAGCACGGTCCGAAAAGCGGTAGGGACGGCGATGCGTGGTCCGAGTGGTACCCCGAAGAGGCTATCCGTACACACGAATCAGACCATCCATGGTATCACCAGTTTGAAGGTGACGTCCCTGCACACCACCCGCCGTTTGGCTTTGACCACGACTCAAAGGAACTCTTGTGGCAAAACGACTACGACCCGAACAATCCACACAGGGATGGAAAACTCGCTGAGCGCCCACATACGTTTCACCCGATGGACTACATGATTTACGATTTAGCAAAGTATGCACGTAAGATTTTGGGATTTAGTCAAGGCAAGGCCGAAGAAATCGTCAAGCAGATGGTCATGACACCTGCTATCGACGCATTCAATGCGAAGCACGCTAACGTCCATGGTGAAGATGCAACGCACCTTTTGCCCAGTGTCGACAGCGTCGATTGGCGTCGTAACACTGTTGGTACTTTTGACAAAGACAGCGGAGGTGCCATGCGAATGACAAGAGGTAGTGGGACATCGGATGACGGCGTTCAAAACCCACTCATCAACTATGCTCTCAACAAGGGTAACGTTTTGTCTGAGCACTCCGACCAAGGTAATTTCATCGACTCAGGCGTCAATCACATGCATGAAGAAATGCAAGACCCTGTCAAGAATTATTTCAGACGTATCGTTGAAATGATGCAAAACCCTGCTTTCAATGTCGACATCAACGACCCCGAAATTGCAAAAGCGTTTGACCAAATGATTCAGTTTTCTCAAGATTCTTTTGGAGGCGGCAAGGAAACGTATCTCAACAACCCAGTGATACATCTTGAACATTTGACGTTTCACAAAGTGGCTCATGACCGTGGGCGACACCGACGATTTGAGGCAGGTGCGGAACGGCCTATCACAGATTTCCATCCGTTACAGGGACTTGAGTTTGCTCCTCAAGCGCTTTTTGATACGGTTGGTACCAAGCAAGGTGGTATGACAGCGGAGTCGCTCAAAGCAAAACTTGCTGAACAGGGCGTTGATGTCACGGACGAAGAGGCTGAAAAATTGCATAGAATGCCAAAATCGCACCTTGTGTTTGGCGAGAATCGCAAGAACTCAATGCCAGCAAACATTCTCAATTCTATAGGACGAGACCTTGGCATCGACATGCAATCAAACGAATATCAAGACATTTTAGGGTCAATCGGTGCACGAGGCGGTCACCGACATGCTCGACATCTCTTGGCTATACCGAGATATTTAGCGCAACAATTGGTGGCCGAAGGATACCCGCCCGAAGAAGTTGAAGAAATGATAAAGCAACGATTTGCATCTCATGATTATACTCACGCCAAGCATTCACGGGATGAAGGTAATCGTGAGTTAGGTCAACGCGTCTTTGGTCAACTCAAAGAAAATATGGGAATACCTGACTTGTCGGAAGGTCGATTGACGTTTGAACCGTTGGGTGAAGAACACAAGCGTCGTGGCTATACAACGGTCGTACCTGAGTATGCCGAGGCGCACATACATGACGATACAGCACATCCGAACATGACAGTTGCTCAGGCTCGTGCGGGGCGACAGGCTGAAATGCCTGTTCCAGCACCGCAACCTATGGTTGAGGCACCTCCGATGGATGAGTTGCCTCAAGGTCAAATGCGATTGACCGATTTTCAAAAGGCACAGGTGGCTGAAATCACAGAAGCCATGGAGCACATTCAACTGGAGGACGCTAAGCAAGATGCTACAATCCTCAAGATGCTTCCACACAATCCTATTCAACTCAATTCAATTCAGTCAGTCGGCTTATTCGCCAAAGACTTGGGCATAACATCGATGGACGTTCACGGCCTCCTACACTCACGTGGCGACTGGCATCGCATCGCTAAGGAATGGAACGTCAGTCCACAGGTCGTCAAGGTCGTCAAGGTCACGTTCAGCGGAGGGGTTTGATGAGTAAGATTCTCGTGAAGGCTTCGCCTCAAATTCAGATTGGCCCTGACGGTAAGCCTCAGATGTACTACAATGTCGGCTTTAGTGGACGACGTGGGGGAGGCGATGGAGCACGCGGTCGTACAAAGCGAAGTCGTGTGCTTGGCGCAGGGGGTGCAGCGCTGGGTGCACTCGGAGGACTTGCAGGTGGGTCACGAAGTCTTGGTGGATTTTTATCAAATCTTCAAGTTGGTGCTATGCAAGGTGGCGCAGCCGGTCGAGGGCTTGCAAATTTAGCAACAACTCGTACACGACAAGCGCGTGCTGACATGAGAGAGCAGCGCCGTATCGACGATACAAAACAAAGGGCAGCCGAGTTGGAAGAACGACGAGCACAAGGTAAAGGGTTCAATGTACCTGTCCCAAGAAGAGATGATGATGGTAAATTGAGACTTCGTAATTTTGACTTAGCCCGACTTAATCCAATGGCGCGTGTCCGTGCACACAACTATGGTGTACAACAATCCGAACGACAAGCACTTGACCGTGCTAATTTTTCACAGCAAACTCAAATGGCCGCCAATGAACAACTTGGTCGGGAACTTGCACGTCAGGGTAAAGATGAGTACAAACAGCGAACAAAAGGTCGACAACGAGATGCAGAACCTGTTTTACAAGCAGTCGAAAACATAAACCAAGAGCGAATCCAACCGGCACTTGATTTGCTAACTGGTCTCGGTATACAGGCACCGCAGCAACAGCCACAGGCGCCTCAGCAAATTGCTCCGCTTTCTCAAGAAACACAAAATCAAATTACTCAAGGCGACACCCAGCCTCCAGTTGATGCACCTTTTGCTGACCACGATATGGACCAAAGCAGCGCAGGTCAAATCGGAGAAGGCGAAATGCCTGAAAGCGAAGGCGATGAACAGCAAGAGCAAAGGGTTCCGTCACGGTTACAACGTCGGTTTGAAACAGACGAAGAAGAACAGCGTGGGTTTGACACATTTATGGGAGGCGGACAATGAGTGACGCCGAGGGTGTTAAGGCACTCGTTGACGAAATCGACATCGAAATGTCGAAGAAGTCGTTCAAGTTCTTTTTCACCGAGATTCTCGGCTTTGACTACGCTGACCATCACGAAGCGTGGGACCGAGGTCTGAACGCTAACCGATACTACTGCGTTAAAGCGAGCCGTGACCATGGCAAGTCTGTATTCTTCATGTCCTATGCTCTATGGATTGCAGCGTTCAATCCGAACACGCACATCATGGTGTTCAGCCACTCGCTTGAACAGACGCTTGAGCACATGCGATTCATTCGTAGCAACATCGACATGGCCGACATTCTCAAACCACTCAAGCCCTCAGGCAAGCCGTGGGCAAAATCCTACTTTGAGTTCACCAACGGTAGCCGTATCATGGCAAAGTCCGTCGGTGGTGCTACTCGTGGTTTCCACCCGGACGTGGTCGTTTGCGATGACATCCTGTGGGGAACCACAGCGTCTGAACTTCAACGTGCAGCCGACTGGTTCTATACCGTTCTCCTCCCTGTTCTTCACCACACGGGTCGGATGATGATGGTCGGCACACCGTTTTCGTACAACGACCTGTACGCTGAACTTGAACAGAAAGACACGTTCCAAGTCGAAACCTACCCCGCTATATTGGAGAACGGCGAACCACTATGGCCCGGACGTTGGCCTCTCGACGCACTCCGAATGCGTGAGCAGTCGATGCCTGCTATCAAATTCGCTCGTGAATATCTGTGTGAGCCAATCCACGACAACTCCAGTATGTTTCCACACAGCCTGTTGGAAAAAGCACGGGACGAAAACCTCGTGTTGCTTGACCACGCCGAACAGGAGTTCGATGAAGAGGGCAATCCCGCAGGCGTGTTTGGACAACACTTTGTCGGCTGGGACCCTGCGATTGCCAGTGACACCAATGCTGACTACACGGCAATGGTTATTCTGCGTGTGCTTCCCGGTTCCGAGGAAAAGCAAATGGTTCACGTCATCAATCAAAAAGGGCTGAGTGGAGCAGCACAGAAAAACAACATCCTACTCATCAACAATCGGTTTCAACCTGACCTGATTGAACTTGAAGGTAACAACTTCCAGCGCATGTTCGCTGCTGAATTGCAAGATATGCGAGATGACATCCCCATCAAAACATTTATGACCACAAGACAACGCAAGGAAAGTATGTTCATGTCGCTGCTGATGGCCTTTGAGCAAGGCAAAATCAAAACGCCTTGGGGCAACGAGCGCAGCAAGGAGTACACACGCGAACTTGAAAAACAACTCAGTCGCTTTGGTATGAAGAAAAGCGGTAAGTTGGAATCGGTCGGTTCGCACGATGACTTGGCTATGGCGATTGCGTTGGCGAACTGGGCAACCAAAGAGTTCCGTGGTAGTGTTATTCTACTTGACGACGACCTGCCCGGATTTGACAAGTGGTTTCTTGATTCACCCGGCAAGGGTGCTGCACGCATGACAGGAGATGATTGGTTTGTTGCTTGACCCGTTTGAAGTAGCGTGGATGCTGCTCAAGCAGTCCAAGGAAGAGGAGATGCGTGAGGACATCAGACGGATGAAAACTCGTATATCCACACTTGAGCATCAACTTAGGACGAACTCCAAGCAAATCAACGACCTCATGGGTGTTACGCCTGAGGCTCTTGAAGCAACGAAGGCAGGTCTTGAGCGCAAAGAACGTGAATTAGAAGAATACATGTCCGGTGTCGGTGGTAAGCGTGCTGAGCGAAAAAAAGAACGAGGCCGTCATAAAGAACTTGAGCGTCAAGAATTTTTGGAACAGTCTCGTAAAATCAGTGAGCGACGTCAGCAATCAGCACAAGCGAAGGATGATGCGCGTGTTCAAGCCGAGAAAGATGCCGAAGAAGCAAAGCGTCGAGCCGAAGAAGAAAAGCAAGAAGCAAAGCGAATCAAAGATGAGAAGAAGCGAGAATATCAAGAGCGTAGGCTAAGGCGGGAAGGCAAAGAGCCTAAACAAGAAACTGCTATCGAAGACCCTGACGCTCCAATCGAAAGCGTTCTTGAAGAGTTCAATCGTCGTGAACAGGCGAAGTTGGGAGAAGCAAAGAAACCTCCTACCGTTCGACCTCCACGACGTGTTGCTGTTCGACGCCCTCCGCCTGCTCCTGAACTTCCCAAAGAAGAAGACGATGAGGAAGACTGGGAGAAATATCAGCGAGAGCAGGCGAATATAGGTTCGTATGACCCATATGGAGATGATTGAGATGTGGCCGACACTTATCGTAGGCGAATCGGACATCCATCTTGACATGGGTCACGAACAATCGACAATGATTGCATCTTCGCTTTTGGCTCACCCGTCACTTCGTGACGATATGATGAAGGCCGTCAAGATTGCAAAGGAAGCCGCACCACAGCAACCTATCCTACAGATTGAAACGCATGTGTTCCCCGAAAACGGCGACTCGTGGTTTGACGCATATCTTGGCAAGAGCGCTGACGAAGTTGTCAAAGACCTCAAGCGTGCTCGACGTAAGATGAAAGACATGAAGGTTGACATCGACAGTGCTATCAAAAGTGTACGTGCACTCAAGGCTCAAGAAGTGGAGCAAACCATATCCTCTATTCCGTGGGCAATCGAACACGCTGACACCATTCGTAATCTTGGTCTAAGCGACCGTAATCTCAAATCGCTGCGTACCTTTGGAACGGCAAGAGAGTCAACGTTGCTGCGAGCCTGCCACATGTGGGAAGCAGCCGATGAAGCCCTCAAAATGCTCGATGACTTTGAAGATGTTTGGGGTGACGAGGAACGAAGCGCTTGGGTCACTGCTATGCAACAGCGACAAGACGCACGTAAGATGTGGCGCAGCGGCCTTCATCAAATTGATACGCTGAGTAAGGAACAGAAGAATTGGCTTGAGTTGGCGAAGAAAGAGTTGCAAGACAAGGGACACATGGGTGCTCGTGACATTACGGCTAATCTTATCGAAAAGGGTGTAAATCGACTCTCGGCCACGCGCATGAGTAAATTGCTTTCGATGTTCGGAGAAGAAATGGATATTGTCAAAGCGCCTCGACGTGGTGAATATGTTCTTCTTTCATGCGATGGACTTGTTATCAAAGACCCGTGGGCATACGCTGCGGGATTCATGGATGCTGATGGTTCAATCTTTATCACCAAACGTGGCGAAGTACGTGCATCAGCCGTAGCCACTGGAGACAGGGGGCGTATTCACTGCGAACGATTACAGAAAACGCTTGGCTGTGGGACACTTTCACTCGACGAAAAAATGTCAAAAAACAGCAAGCGCACAACGCATCGACTCAATTTCCACTCACGAGATGATTTGAAGAAAGTTCTTAACGGAGTGCTTCCACACTTGCAATTAAAGTCAACTCAAGCAAAGGCTGCATTGCGGTTCCTTGAAGAGAATGACACAATGAAAAAGGAGCAGTATCGTATGTTGGTCATGTTTGAGAACTGGAAGGACGATGCTGACGCAGTCCAAAAGAAGTTGGATGAATGGGGCGTCGATGCTGACACCATTCGCTCTTGGGGGAGTGATTTGTAATGGCGGAAGAACGTGTTAAGGGTGTACTTGGTCGATTGGCCGACCGATTTCGACGACGACGTACACCTGAGCCTCAAATGCCGTTGTACACAACGGGCATTCAAGAACCAGTCATTGTACAGGGTATCACAATACCTGCGTTGTATTCCGTCGCCTCTGAGAATTTGATTCTCCGAACAGTGCTCTCAACGCTCCAACAGGAGATATTTCGACGTGGGTACTATTGGGACAAGAAGTTCCACATGAAGTGCAATGAATGTGAGAAAGAATATCAGCATGACGTTGATGTATGCGCTGACTGTGGTGGTGATGTCCGTAGTCCTGACCCCAACGAAACCGTTTATGGCCGATGGCTTGTCGAACAGCGCAACTCAATGGAACAGAACTTCATGGATGTGCTACGTGAGATTGAATACGACCTCAACATCATGGATGATGCGTTTTTGATTCTTGTTAAGGAATACTACGTCGACCCTGAAACCAACGAAGTAGCCTTTTACCGTGTCAAAGAGATTTTGCGTGGTGACCCCATCTTCATGCGTATTGTTGCTGATAAGCGAGGCGTGCGTGGCGGACGATACAAAGTCTGTCCATTGCATCGCAATCAAGTTCGCGGCTACAGCGAGACAGACAACAATTGTGAGGTATGCAATCACGAGTTGGAAGACGTGCACCACGTCAACACAGGCGGTGCAGGGAAGACACAATACTATCTCAAGGGTGAAGTTATTCACGTGAGTAAATACAATCCGTCGAAGTTGTATGGCAAATCGCCTGTGTCAACACTTTGGCGTCAGGCTATGACGCTCACAGCGATGGACAACTACATGTACACAGCATACAGTAAGCGTCGTGTTCCACGTGGCTTGATTTCAATTACGACGGACAATCTTGAATCGATGAAATCGTTTTGGAAGGGCGTTGACGAGAAACTTGAGCGTGACCCTCATTACATCCCAAAGATTGGTATTGAAAGCCAAAGCGGACGTGGTGGTGTCAACTGGGTCAAGTTCATGGACACCCTTGAAGAGATGCAGTACATCGCTGTCCGTGACGAAATGCGAACTCGTATCGCAGCATTTTACGGTGTATCGAACGTGTTTATGATGGACACAGGCAAATCAGGTGGACTCAACAACGAAGGTTTGCAAATCCTTGTTACCAACCGTGCCGTTGAGTTCGGTCACAAAGTGTACACTGACCATTTGTTCCCACGATTGATGGAGGAGATGGATATTCATGATTGGAAGTTGACGCTCTATCCGAACGAAGAGGAGGATGAAGTCACTCGACTCCGACGAGACGAGATGGAGGTCAACATCGCACAGCGTATGGCCCAACTTGGATTCAAGCCTGAACTCATTGAGGAGGGTGGTCGAGACATTCGATTCATCTACAAGCCTATGGAACAAGGTATGGGCGGTCAACCCGGTATGGGCGGCATGCCCGGAGGTCCCCAACCTATGGCGCAGCCCGGTGGCTTGCCAAGTCGTAACATGCCACCACAGTTGGCAGGTGCACTCGCAGGTCAAGCAAGCGCAGGCTTGAGACAAGCACAGGGACCTGCTTCACAGCCCGGAGGAGAGGGGATGGGTATACGTACGCCACGTGGACCTGCCAGCCCACAGAACCGAACAAGCATGGGCGCAGGTGCACCGTTTTCAAGCGTTCAGCAACGGGGACCACAAGGCTCTCCGCTTAGTCAAGCAATGAACAACATCCGTCGTATGTGACGGAACATTCAATACGATGAAGGTTATGGGATGCGTATGGACCTGACAAAGATGGACCCGATGGCTCGCAAAATGCGTTCACATGTTGATGCGTTTTTCAAGGCGATTGAAGAGAACGATAGTGTGTCGGCAAGTTCGCACATTAACGAAGTAAGCAAGTATGCTGAATACCTCTCAGAAGACGTATCAAAAGCGCTACTGAAAGCCGATATGCCACAAACACGAGGTGTCAACGACATCTACGCAGGCGGCGTTCCAGTCCGCAAATTCAACAGTGTTCAAACCGTTCACGAAGCAACAACGCAAGTCTTGCCCGGTACAATCCGAACAAGTCGACGTGGACCTATCATGCAGCGTCGAAACAACAGGAACCTTTGAGGTGATTGAATGAGCGAAGAAGTCGTAGAAGAGGGAACGGCTGAGAAACTCATGGGTGCTTTGATTACAAAAATGGAAAGCATGGACAACAGCCTTAACATTCTCAAAGCCGAAAACAATGCACTCAAGCAAATTGTTGCTGACCCTGCTATGCTTTTGAAGCGTGCAGGTTTTATCCGAAGTGGCTCCAACAGTGCACCAATGGACGTCATGCCCGACTTGTTCCGTGGTGACGCAACGTACGATATTCTCAAAGATGAGACAGCCAGTGGTATTCCACTACCTGCAAGCAACGAAGAGTTTCATGCGCTAGACTGGTCTGACATTCACCGCCTTGCCGAAGAAGCAAAGGGCACAGGCAACTTAGGGAACAACATGGGAATGGAGTGATAGCATGCGACCACGATACGAACCACGAAGCCCAAAAGTCGACCAACTTTTGAAGGCAGCCAAAGAACTTGAAAGCCGAATGATTGCGAAAGAGCAAGGTATCACGTTCGACCAAAAGGAAGGAACAGCCCTTGGTGATGTTCAATTCCACGTACAAGTCGGTGGCGAGACTGGTGTGCAAAACCAATACTACTCAACCAACCAACGTCTGATTGACGTTGAAGATGTCACAAACAAGGGCGCTATCTCAGAAAAGAGTGACGTGCTTGACAAGAACCCACACTACCCAACGGCACTTTCAACGCTCGCAGGGCACTTTGTGGACGGCGGCGGAGAAGCGCAATCGCTCAAGAAAGCGTTGGAAGCACGCATGAACCGCCAATGAATGGCGGTGATTAAGTGACGATTCCGAATCCCAGTGGTGGAGAGGAACAAAAGTTTCCATTAGCGCAACAGCCTGACCCTACTTTTGAAGACGTTGCATCTCTCGGTATTCTTGACCCGTCAACAGATATGCGGGTATCGGAGGGTATGGATAGAGCACCCAAAACGATGGCCGAATCGTTTGAAGGCGGTGCACCCTTTGCTGAGCGTATAAAGGCACACGATAGCATCGTGCACATGGGTTCACAGTGGCTTCATCAACAGATACGACCACCAAGCCGAGAACATCAGGGTACAGAAACCGAGCACTTTTTTGAAGACCATTATCACAGTCCTGATTTCAATCCCCTTTGGGGTGACCATGACGAAGACGACGACGAATCGCATCCTGAGTTTAGCAACGTCTTGGAACGTTATTTTCTTGATGGTGTGTCACAGGAACACGCTCAAAAAGAAATTGCTCATTATCAACATCACGGAGATACTGCACTGTATTCACCTTCCATGTATGGCAAAGACCGTTTGTCAAATCATGAAATGTATGAGATGAACTTCAACAACTGGCAAGCAAGCCCTGCGGGTTTAGAAGCACTCAAAGAAGAGATACTGTTAGGGCGAGAAGGTAATGACCTTGACGAATCCCTACGAAGACGGCACATGTCGGATGCTAAAGATACGTGGAAAAACTTCAACGAAGTTGACAATGAGACAGGTCGCAGTGTCGGGCTTGGTGAATTGGATTACTACTTTGGATTGGAATGGCTCAGTCCCAAAGACAAGATTGCATTCTATGAACATATGATGGAACACGGTTCGATGAACAAGGACAACGCATCTGTTTTCTTACCTGACTTGGGTATGGAAGTACCTATGGGTCGTTTCGTAGCAAACTTTCATCAGCGCTATGCTCCAGTTCACGCACACCACACACGTGACGTGGACGCTACAGGCGAACCCGGACTTGGTCGTCTTTACACTCCTCCACAGGACGACATCAATCCCGCTGAGATGTACAAAGACCTTGAGGGTACAGAACTATTTCAGCGACTGAAAGGTTTCTACGAAGGAATTACTGGCGAGAAGTTGAAGTATTTGGCGAAGGTCGAGAAAGGTCGACTCGTACCAAGCGATGCAAAAACCATCACCCCCAACGATTTGTTTGCTATGGCGAACATGGGTCGTGCAGGTCAGAAACTCATGCGGTACGATGACCCATACTATTCACTCAACCGAGGCGACCCTCGTACGATTGCTTTGCTTGATTCATTGGAGGGCATCGACGAACTTGTCAAAGACTTCGTAGGTATTCACAGGGATGCTACAAAAATGAAAGGTAACGGTCGTCGGTTGCGAAACGCCATTCAGTTTTTCACACAGCCGTTTCTTGCAACCGAAGGTAACAACGCACATCCTGAGTCGTACATGGGCGGTAAGCAAGAATCACTCAGTCATCACTTCTCCACACCGTTCTTGGGAAGAGGCGGACTTGGTAAGACGCACGCAACTCGTCTGAACACCATGCATGCAGCGCATCGCTTTTCGCCCGAAGAGGGAGACGCTATGTCGTTTTTGACGACAGGTGAGCGCTCACGAACAGGCGGCGACATAGTTGGAGTAGGTGACGCAGGTCCGTTTCGCCCCGAACTGATTGGTCTTGCCGATGCTGTTGAAAATGTGATGGCACCGTTTGGTCCACCTGAATCAGAATTGGAAGCGGTTAAGCGTTATCGTAAAACCGAGAAGGGGTTGTATGAAGCCAAGCAGGTTGCCGAAATCAGTCCCAGTGCGGGTCTAACTGCTCAGTTGGGTCCGCACAACCTCAAGCGTACTATAGGTCTAATTTCAGGTGCTAAGGTCAACAGTACACGACACGACACGACGACCTCTCCAAAGTATTACAATCAACTGATGGAATCTAAGCACAAGGCTACAAAAGGCAAAATGACTCAGGCTATGCGTCATGCTGTTGCTGATGGGTATGGGTACGAAAACACCATAGGTTCACGCAACGCATTCGGACCTCAATCGACTGAGACAGGAGTGATGCGCCGTGACCAAGATGCTGCTTTGCATCACCATCAGTTATCCGGAATGATTGGTGCGATACATCCACCTGCCAACCCTTCGTTCCAAAAGGATGTTCATCATCCTCACAGCATACACCCTGATACAGAGATGGCTGCGGACCGTGACGAACTCGGAATGTTGCAGGGAATTACGCAAGACAATTATGATAACGATTTGAAACAACTTCAATCGCTGCGCGAGAAAGCACACGAGAAGCGCATGCTTCTTAGCAATCTGAAAAACAACCCACCAAAACCACCCGCTGTTCTTAGTATGAATGACGAATCGAAGGCGTGGTTCTTGGCCTCACAAGAGCATGGGAAGAAAATTAAGGACGCTGAACGAGAAGCAGCGTTGGCCGAGGGTAAGGTCGGCGCGCACATAAACAGAAAAGAATCCAAAGACGGACTTACTGTTGGTGAGCGTATGGTGGAATACAGCCAAGCCGAGGATGAACTCAACGCACTTATCGAATATCAAGCAAGTGGTATACCTGTATCGGAAGACGAAATGAACGAAGCGCACGAGCGCTTGGAGGCTATCGAACAAGAACACTATTCGCCCATCAAGGGAGACCATCAAAGGTATCTTCGGAATAAAGGGACTACGTGGCAAAGTAAAGTACGAAGTCACATCAATGCAATTGAGAACGTAGCCAAACAAGTGCTTGCTGAGGCTGAACAACAGGGTTTTGATTTGTTTTCCATGGCACCGCCTGACACCGTCATGGCGTGGGCCATGAAGACAGCAAACGACATTCTTGCTACTCAAGACCAAGATTTTCACGGACAAGAAGCATTGTCAGCGGGAGTGGTACGTGAAAAAACGCACGTAAGGCACGACGCTATACAAGACCAAGTCAAAGCCTTCATGGACACAGATGATGCTCACGAAATCGGACCAAACGAAAACGTGGACAAAGCCACAGCCCGTGTGTTTGGCGAAGAAGCATCACCCTATCAGCGAAGGATGATTCAACAAATCGTAACTCAGGCCAGTAAGCAAGGTACGCCTGTACGAATTGCTACGGTACGAGACCTTTTAGGAAAAATCCCGTTTCCTACTGGTGCATCGTTCAACATTTCTGAATCACTGCCTGACGATTTTCACGCACTTCTTGACTACCCCCACGACAGGGAAGGTAACTTTGAGTTGGGAACTGTCCGAGCACATCCTGATAACAGAAGTCGGTCAGGACTCAAAGCACATCCGGCTATGCGTGCAGCCGCAGCGGTATCGAGAATGCTTGAAACGTTGTCGGACCGAGGTTTGGAGATTCAAATACCGAACCAAAAGGATAAAGGTCAATTGGATAGACACTATACTGGCAAAAATGTTAGTCATAGATTAGCAGGCAAACCACTCATAGACGAAATAAAGATGCACAGGCTTACGAATTTGCTTCATGGAATTGTGGTTGATGACGGTTCAGTTGAGTATGACCCAACGCATGAAGCCTCCAAAGAAAGGTTTGCACTTACGTCAAAGCCGATAGGTCGTGCATCACATCCTGACACAGAAACATCCATCATGTCGATTTACAACTCAGACGGCCTACGCTCTCACAAGGCTCACATGCACGACGTTCCGTTCCGCATGGATATAAGAGACGGTCGCATGGTGTTTCGGCAGCGAAGGACACCGAAAAGAATGCGACTGGCTACGCCCATGGGGGGTTCAGTGATAAGAGTCTTACCTCAACAATACCATGGTCACTTTGGTGCACACAACGATGACCGTTCAGTTGAGCGACAACCAAACGCCACACGCGCAAACCAAGCCCAAACGACTTTGAGTGACAACCTACTGGATATATCGACGAAGATGGACGGACCTGCATTGTTGGCTTCGCTGACCAACCCTGACTATATCCGCAAGGATATGCCTGAGGGCTTGCCGTCACTGCAACCGATGCATCGCATCTTTGATGTCGACGACCTTGAACACCTGCGTGGGTTCACAGGCGACTGGGTTGTCAGCGACTATCCTGAGGGCGAGCGAATGTTCGTCACCAAAAAAGACGATGATGTCGAAAGTAAGGGTTCACTTACTGACGAAGAAAAGAAAGCGTTCAAGCAGGTATCTGACAAGGATTTCTTGGTTGACGTTATACGACGTGAGAGTGGACTGTACATCTTTGAGGTTATTGAGTTCGATGGCAAAGAGGTTCATGACATACCGATTCAAGACCGCATCAAGTTGTTGCGTGGTGCGTTACAAAGCGTTGAGGGTGTCGAAGCCCCAAGTGCATCCGATACCAAGTTGACCGACGATGTCGGACTGGCTGACGCCATCAAGAACATCGAGAGCGACCGTATCTTGTTGCGTGATGCAAAGTCTACATACATGAAAGGCGAAGCACGCCATCCCAAGTGGGTCATGTATCAGAAAGGGAACGATGTCACACTCATGGTACTTGAGCGACGAGGCGAATCGCCATACACGTATCGACTTGGCACAGGACCAATCATACATGGAGAGGACTTGGGTGACCGTGCAGTCAAGATTGACGATGACATTTACATGGACATCGGCGCATCGTTCAATGCTCCTGAAAAGTATGAGGTTGGTGATTATGTCAAGGTCAATGTCACAAGCGTAACAGAAGGTGAGGCATCTGAAAATCAAAAAGTGTACACTGTTCACGCACCACGCATCGAGGGTGAGGCTGAGGGTGAACCACTGGTCAGCACAGAAAGTCTTGCTATGCTAGCAAAGGCTGACATGACCCAAAGTCCACTCAACATCTATAGAAGCGACCGTCACATTCGTGTATCGTTTGAAGCAGGTGATGTTCTGTACAAGGCGACCACACGTGGTCAGTATTGGACTGTACACACACCCGTAGCCGACAATGACTATCTGATTCGTTTGTCTGAAAGCCAACGACCGTTTTGGTCACCCGTTGCTGGCGTCATGCTCAAAGGTGACTTCTCTATAGAAGAACGAGAGGACAAGGCTGAGGTTCACGAAAGCAAAGGTGACGCTAAGCCTCTCATCCCACCTAAGAAAATCCATGGCACTGGGACGTGGGACAAAGAGAAGAACAAGGTTATGAAGAAGGGTGTCGAACTTCTTGAGCGACTGTTGGCGAAAAGCGGTGTAGGTCAAGTGGGCATGAGCGCATCAGGACCTAAGGGACTGGGTATAGACTACGGTACACCTATCCAATCACCAACAGGTCCAACTAATCCTGATGATGCTAAAACTATGCCTGACTACGATGTGCGTGATATTGAGCGTGACAGGAAGGATGAAGAGGAAGAATCGAAGGACGTCGAGGAAGTTGATAGTAAGTTAGAACTTACAGAAGATAAGGCTGTCTACCATATCTGATTAAATAGAATGACACCTGTAAGGACTACAATGGTCATGGCATCGCCACTACAATCCGCCCGATTTGAAGGCGGTGGCACTATATCGCTCCTCAAGAGCGACAATGGCCTTGTTATTGCAGGCTATGCAAGCGTCGAAATGGTCGACAAGCAAGGTGACCTTATCACTACAGGTGCACTCAAGGGTGCATTTGACAATTTCATGAAGGCGGACGGATTCCGCAACGTACAACTCGCACACTCCAACATCCAAGTTGGAGAAGTTATTCCACAGTACACTGACAGCAGTGGTCGATTGTGGAAGTCCGGTGTCGATGACGCTGGACTCTTCGTTGTCATACAAGTACGTGATGACATCGAGAAGGCTCGTGAAGTAGCCAATGAGATTCGCAAGGGTGCCCTACGGGGTTTCAGTATCGGTGGACAAGCATTCAAGAGAATGCGAAAGGCCGACTCGGAACACGGTGATTACACCGAGATTTCCAAACTGGAACTTCACGAAGTCACCATTTGTGAAAAAGGTATAAACCCGGAGGCGACATTCCGTATATTGAAGGAGGACACAACAATGACTGAAAGTACAGACATGAACACAATGAGCGAACTGTCGTCCGTCTTGGACCGCATCAACACCCGCCTCGACGTAATGGAGAAAGGTGAAATGCCCGAAGGCTTGAAAGAGCATATGAAGGATAAGAAAGACGACAAGGATGAAGACAAAGGCAAAGAAATGGCTAATGACAAAGACGACGAAGAAAAGATGTACGGCGCCGAACACAAAGGCGAAATGGAAAAATCCGAGTACTCTGATGTCATCACCCAAGACTACTTGCACTGGATGGAAAACACCTTGAAGTCGGGTGGCGTCGATATTGCAGGCGCTCGTGCACACTTTGATGCACTTGAGAAGGCACAACTCGGTGGCTTCGACAACCCATCTTCCATTGACGGTGCCGATTACTTCGGCGGCCAAGTACGTGGCCGAGCACAAGAAGGCGGTAACCCATCTACTGGCGCAATTGGCAAACTCAACAGCGGCTCTAAGGCTGATGTTGCAAAGGGCTACTTGCACCCTGAGGACCTCTCCCCTGCTGACCTTGAACAAGCATACGCTGCTTACAAGGCTGCTTCCATTGAGAAGCAACTCAAGGGAACTCTCAGCGAAGTCTTCGCTGACCGACTCGCCAAGGAACAGCGCAGTGAGGCTGAAAGCCGACAAGCACAAGCATTCGACGCTCGTGCTCCACTCGCATCAATCGAAAAAGCAGTTGCTGCTCTAAGCGACCGAATCGATAACCTTGCATCAGGTGCAACTGGAACAACCATCCAAAAGTCCGCACCTGTTTCTAACGTTGAAATTCCATCCACTATGGATATGGCAAACATGTCTTGGGATGAGGTACACCGCCTTGCAGGGAGTGTATTCCACAACTGAATGGAGTGATGAAGAATGGCAAGAAACTATCTAAGAACAGTAACCGACATGGAACGCTACTACTATGGTGCAGGCTCAAACATGGGCTTCCACTATTCAGGCAGTGAACTTTTGAAAGCAGACGCACCACTATTGTCCACAACTGCTGGTACCTACCAAGCAATCTATGGACGAAAGGTTTGGAGCCAGTTGAACCAAGAGTTCAACGCATTCTCCATCCTTCCTAAGAAACCTTGGGACCGAAGTGGATGGCGTGTCGTAACCGCACGACCTGACACCAGCAAAGGTGGAGGTATTGCGGAGAACGGTACACTACCGGACACCACAAAACCAACTTTCCAAAACATTGCTGCAAAGCCTAAGACCATTGCACACACCTTCGACATGAGTGAAGTTGCAATCTTCCTCAACGACAAGGATGACGGTCTCGGCGACATTCGCAGTGTTCTCAAGGAAGAAATGGGTAAGCACC